TTTGTTTTTGTTTTGTTTTGTTTCTTTTGTGCTTCTTTTCCGTTTCACAGTGCAGCTGCCGCGTTCATCGCGAATTTGGCAGCATTTGCAACTGTTGGTCCGTACTCCGAAGCTTTTGAAAGGAGCCTTTGCGCTGCGGACATGAGTGCAGCTTTTCCGGCTGGCGTGCCAGCAACACTTCGCACGAAATCAATCCCCTTCTTGATACCGCTGCCCAAGAACTGAGCAATAGCTTTTAGATGGAGATCATTTTCCATGGACTTATTAAAGTGTGCCAGCTTCCCAAAGGCATCATTCATCATTTCAACATCCACACTTCCTGCCTCTGTAGCATACATTTGCTGCTGAGTCAAACCTTCCCACACCCAGTAACACTCTACTCGAATGGACTGGGCATTAAGATCGTTGACGTCTAAGCCAGCAACAATGTAAGGAGCTTCGAGACGTTGGTCATTGATGGGAGTGAAGTTTGTGTCATTCGGGTTCATGGGACACCAAATAGTGTAACTTCCTTCCACAACAGAGCCTTCATGGGCGTGTGCTAAACCTGCAATTTGCTCGTAATCCATCACATCTGTGTTGACGGGGTTCTGAATGGAGTCGATGAGAGCACCGGCGATGCTCCCATTGGCCGTCAGAGAACCTCGATATTTAATCCACATGTAACCACAGATGGGTCGGACAGCTTGAAAATCCTCAGCTATGCGGGTGTAATTCTGCACAGGATGAGAATTCAGGGACTGACTGGAAATAGCAGGTTTGACAGTGACACGGGTGTTCAATACGTTCAAGACGATCGACGCACCTGTTTTGTTGACGAAATTGATGCCACGAATCTCTGTGTCTGCAGCATCAAGAGTGACGCCGACAAAAGAACCATGAGATCCTGCACCAACGGCCTTGGTTCCAACGCGCGTACCAGCATTCGTGATCACTTCAATTTCAATTGTTCCCGCACCAGGAGTAGGGTCCCACCACTTCAAGTAGCAAGTGGCATTATTAGTGGCATCAGAAGCGATGTTATAATAATATCCAGTGGAATACGGACCATCTATGTCCCGCGCATTGTGGGCCATGATGCTTTTGCATCCTACTGATCCAGTTTCGCAGGACAATTCTCCGTCGGAGGGGATTGCAAAGGTTGCAAGGTTAGCAATGGTAGAAGTGACAGCTATGCCAGTGGGGAGACTATGAGTTTTGTTGTTTGTATCAACATACTCAAAAGTCCCAACGCTGGAATAAAGGTTGGAGAAGCCAAGCGTGTACTTGGAAGAAGTGAGGTCAGATGTGTGCTTTAAGTGGTTCACCATAGAGGGACCACAAGAGATGAAGCATTTACCATCCGCATCAAAGTTCGATGCATCAAGGTCTTCAACGGTTCGGGTTGGAAAAACATGACTCTTGTGTGAATAAAAGTCAGGTATCCCGCGCAAACCATTTGCAATAGCTTCTTCCCATCTCGAGGGGTCAAGCAACTCAATTAAGTACCAGTTGATTCGATTGCGCTTTCCAGGGGTTACAACAGCATTGGACAGTGCCTTTCTGATGGCAGTGTTCCGAGTCTGTGTGACCTCCATGCGTGCAAGTCTATCTCTGGCCTTGGCGACCACCTTTTTCCTCTCTGCTTTCTTCGCTTTCGTAGCTCCCATTTTCAAAGAAACAATTTTTCTAGGTAGTAGTATTTGTGTGTGTTTGTCGTCCCAATTAGGCTCCGCGGCTACCTCTTTAAACCCTGAACTAGGCGCCTCCCTACAGTGGTTGACACATCCAGATGAAAAACCCGTTTGGGAAAAATCCATACATGTGCCCCGCAAGCCTCCAGCTATAAATCTTGCTTTTCCAACATCTATTTTTATCCCATAAGGTGAGATAAACTTCAAGAACTCCTCCAACACATCATCATCGTTTGCAACTAAAGATGCAATTGTCTCGCATCTATTTTTGATTTCAAGGGGTGTAAGTTTTCGGTTTTCCACACACATAGACCAGAAAGCTTTCTGTCGCGCTATTGTGTATGTGATACCTTTAACACCTTTTTTGAAAACTGCACCGAGATAAGTCGTGTCAGAAATGTCCCTTGTAAGAGGTTTTACATACCCCTTATAGACTGTATTCCAAAAAGTGTAACTGGCATTGAGATCATTCTCGTCGAGTAACTGACGATCAGCAATACACACTGAATCATCAGAGTAGACTCTTAGGAACACCTTGGTCCAGAAGTAATCCGGGTCCTGGTTCATAGTCTTGGTAAAGTGATACCATCGAATAAACAAATGCCTGATGCAATTGTCCTCCGTGGTGTTTTTCCATCCGGAAGGGTTACCCCTCTCAGTTTTGAAGACTGAACCATCAAACCAGATCAAATCCTTCTCCAAGGCTTGGTGGTATAACTGCTCTAAACGTAGCCTCAGGTTCTCATAACCATGTCCCTTAGAGAAGTAGCACCGCATCATGACAATGAGGCGGAAAAAGAAGGTCACACAAGTGAGATCGTACTTGGAACAATCACTCTCTTCAATAACATAATTGTCATTGTTTTGAATGGTGTTGTCCATTTCCTCTCCAAACTCGTTAAATCCTCCATATTGCCATACTTCTCCTACAGAATTCCATGCCATACGCTTGATAGCGGCATTGAAATCCTTACAAATATCGGAAACATAATAATCATTTAAGACACCCGCCACGTAAAAAACACGACTTTTCTTATTTGCTATGTCCTCTTTCTCAGTGAGTTCACCTTTTGGTGCAGCAGAAAAGTTCTCTCTCCAGTTGAAGCAATGCACGAATTCGATGTACTGGCTAAGCCAATACTCATGCTGTCTTCGACCGTAGAAATCTTTCTTCTTTGCTATACCTGACTTCTTCCAAGGCTTTCCTGCGGAAGAATCCATACAGACGCGAATTTTCTCCACGTTATCTGTTTGAAAACTCCCACCATAATGCTTGTCTAAAGCCGTGATGAACTCAACAATGAGTCGGTTTTGAGCTTCTCTACTTAGGTTAAGATGCCCACCCCAGCGGGAAGACCCTCTGAGATGTTGCGGAATCTTTTCCTTTATAGCACTTTCGTCCGTCAAAAAACGTTTATTTTTCTCAACGGACTCGAGATCCCCCTCATACCAACGGTATTCAACACCCATCCATTCTGGGAAGGTGCTGCCGGGTGGGGGGTTAAGCTCTACTCCTTCTGCCCAGGCTGGGAGGGGAGTTTTACCGAACCGGTATTCGCTCCCGTACCAGTAGAGCCCTGGAGGACACAAGCGTTTAAAGGATGCAATAACTGAACCATAGTGTGGGTGGGTCGTGATTTGTCAACGCCCTTATTGATCGCCACAAATGCGAGCGCACCATTTTGAAACTGAAAGATAGGAGTTCCCGAAGAACCTTCATTCTTGTCAGTAGATGCGCTCACAAAAGCAATCGTGGGACTAACAGTCACGTCACGAAAGGTCTCAAGCAATCCCTGCGAGAAAAATGAAGTTTCATCTTTCCGAACAAAGAACGAAGCCTGAGCACCTATAGTCGCAGGTCTTATCGCAACGGCTTTACCCTCATTGATACGGTTGTCTACGATCATGATAGCGTCACCACCCTTGACTCGGATGTTGACATTGTCACTAGCTTTCTCACCATAATGAAGGATCTGAGTGTTTGAGGGGTTCCCCTTCCACTCTTTCCCGTTGCAAGTAATTACGAAATCACTCACAGTAAAATCACGTTTGTTCCAAGCTTCATCAGGTATAAGGTGGGCACAAGTCACAACGCCCTGGACCATTGGCTGCTCCCTGGCATCTTTTGCTCGCGTTCCCCGCGTAAACCTGGTTTTGTTCTTGTACGTAAACGCAACAGTATAAGTATAAACATCTTTTAAATGACTCAAGTCGATAGTTTCGCTTGTCACACCATCAACAACTATAGCATGATTCTCTGGTATCTCCTCAACACGAGGGACCTTTTTCTTCTCCCATATACGTTCATCGATCATCTTTTCGAAAAATTTGGCGCGAGCTGATGTAAGATTTTTGTCTTTCTTCCATTCATCCCATTCCTTGATCCTTTCGTCTCTTTTCTTCGCATTTTTGATCTTGTCAAAAACGAGATTTCTGAACCGCAATGGAAAAGTCACTGTGTCGGCTGCGTGGTTGCGCGCACGACCCTCGTAACGGTCCATAATTTGGTCGAGTGCCAAAGACAATTTCTCCAGCTTATTGTAGTCTTCCTGTCCAAAGTCGCCTAATCCTAGCATAGAGCTTCTATATTTGCCCTCTAGCTCGAATATTTCGTCGTCTAAGTCTTGGATAACTCCTTCGTATACTGAAAAATCAGCTTCGTCGTTCCATTCTTCCCCATTCCATTTGGATCTTAAGTTCTTCCGATAGAACTCGGTGACCTCATGATATTTCTTCAATCCGGCCATCCAATCTGGAGTAGGGGGGTCTCCTCCCTTATGATCCTCTACTAGCGCTTTCCTCACCCCTTTATTTTTCATAAGGTCAGTGATGTATTTCTTCGCTCTTGCCCATAGCTTCGGGTTTTCTTCTTGTGGTTCCTGTAGTGTCGTGTCCTCCCTCACAGCCAATGGCTGGGATGGCGGCTTGTCAACTTCAGGTTCCACTGTGGACACCTGTTCGCTGTGGTTGAGCAAATACTCAACACCTCTCCTAAAAGCATCTGAGGCGCCCTCCAATACTTCAAGACGCTCTTCAACACTCCCCTCCGCCATTTCTAATGCCACAGTGTATCCCCCGAGTACAGTAACGTAGTCAGGGGAATCAATGAGTTCTGGCATGTCAGGCGTAGGAAGCTCAAGCATGTTAGCAAGGGCTGTATTCGTGAACTTGTTATCAGTGCCATCAGCGTGGTCAATCACCTCTTTCTTGAGGACATCTTTCCACTCTTCCGTCACCACGGTAGCTTCCTTCCTGTATTTGTCCGCAAACACTTTTTCAAAATGTGCTCGAGTTGCACTAGGCATGTTTGCGATACGTTTCAAGAAAGCAGCATATCTCGCGATCACGGCTTTAAGTCTGTCACCAACAGTTTCAACTTTCTCAGTCACTTCAGGAGTTGCTTCAGGAACAGAAACCTCCTGCGGTTTCTCAGTCTCATTGTGAACAACAAAACCAAGGCCACGGGCCTGCCCCATTCCATTAAGAGCAACTTCACCTCCCAATACGTCCCGATTCATTCCGGCCATTTCCAGCCTAAGCTGTTCAGCCTGAGCTTCGTCCACGGCATTAGCTCCTTTCAGCCAATCACCCATGTGGAAGGTTTGGATGCGAGTACGCACCCTTTCCAAACCATCATGTTTAATCGCAAAAAGAAGATGCACCACGGCATCCACAATGTTCCTGGCATCTGATTTTACGCACACTGCTAGAGCGTCCGCACGACCACGGGCCAAAAACTGGAAACCAGCATGAACCTCAACGGGTTTAAAAGTGGTTACAAGGAAGTCATTCAACGCCTCCTCATACCTCTCGACATCTAATACAATACCTACCACAGACAACAAAAGCAACAAAAGCTGCAAGGTTGTGTGCGACTGGGTAGTCAGAAGCGGAGATAATACTGGGTAGATTTTGCTTGGATTAAATGCGAAAGACTTATTTTTCCTAATCTCCGCACGCTCCGATATCTTCGCAGAATTAACCCATAACACAGTGGTCACAGGTTGATCTTTGAGATACTTGAGTGCACGAAGTTCGCGATTGCCATACGCCAAAACCAAATCTCTTACCCAGTATGCGCAGCCTATAGCCCAATCTCGAACAGGGTGAATGACAGCCTGTCCGACGGCGTTAGCAGCCGCACCAAGGATCCTAGGCACCTCGGCAGCACCCTGGCGGCATGCTGGGAGCACTCTCTGGCTAATCGCTCCTCTCCATCGCCATGTCCATACACCACACACTGCGAGGCAGTGAATGATAAACATAACAACGTAAAGGGGCATAAAGCCGGCTAGTGCATACCAACATGGCACCAAGATGGTAACCAAGACACTTGCTATCCTACCGAATTCAACAGGGGGTTGAGGTATCCTTGCCCGCTCACGCACAAATGCCATCAGTGGCGGCCTTACAGCAGCAACAGGCGCTATGGGTGCAGGTATAGGATCCTCATTCACCTCCATCATGTAATTTAGGATGGAATCATCTTCAAAGGCAATTCCAACCGTTTGACCTAAGTCATCTGTGTGAAGACTGTTCCTAAAGTCTCTCACAACCCGATCCGCACGCATGCTAGGTCTCATAGTCTGAGCCCCGTACATCCATTGGTTCTTATATTGGTTGCGATTTTCCATGTTTAAGGAACTGATAATGTCTTCCCAGTTTTCAAAATCACAATCTCCGGTATTCAAGCCCTCCATTTCCAAGTCCTTAACGTAGTCAGATTTTCTGCTCATGGCAGACTCATAACTCTTGGGGTCTCGGTCACGGATTAGCTTCGTAGCCGCACGTCGTGCACGTCCGTTCAATCTGGTCCGTAACACCCTCAACGCTCCGAGGCCATTTGTACCATATGCAAATCTGAGGCTGTATAGAGTCACGCTCAGTACAGCCCCCCAATACAAATCGGCAAAAAGGCCCCAAAACTCGGGTGGTTGTGGGAACAGGTCAAACAGGCAATACAGAAATACCGCCACAAAACCTTGTCTTGTACGTGCATAAAGGGCAAGCCCTAATACAAATCCAAGACCAACTTTGGCAATGCTCATCAAGAGATATAACAGATACCCCTTGGCAATTAACACAGCGATGGTTGCCACACCAAGCAGTTTGGCCGAAGCCGCAC